ATACCGCTGGCCTCGTCGAACACCAGCATGACACCATCGAAATTGTGAACCCCGGCGTACGCGTCGGGGTTCTCTTCCGACCACAGCCGGCCTTCGACCGACCAGTAGCGCGTGCCTTTCTTCAGGTCTTTCTCGACGATCTCCGTCAGCCACTTGGCTGGCATGATGCGTGTGGCGGCGACCTCGAACCAGTGGCTGTTCAGCGCCATCGCCAGCCACTTGGTAATTTCCGCCCATGTGACCGACCGTAGCTGCGCCTCGGAGTTAGCCGACACGATGGTGGTGGACCCGATGCGCGTCGTCAGCATCCATATCACCAGCCAGCTTACGAGCGCCGACTTGCCGATACCGCGGCCGGACGCGACGGCCTCACGCAGCGTGTCGAAGTCGACGCGTCCTTGGTTAGCCCGGATGTGGTCGCGGATGTCCGTGAGGATGTCGCGCTGCCATTTGCGCGGGCCTGTAAAATGTTCCAGCGGGGTGCCTTTTTCACCCCACGGAAACAGCAGCAATACGAACGCTAGCGGGTCATCCTTGATCGCGGGCGTCCATAGCCGCGTCATTAACTCCATCTCGTCCTGCGCGCTGTAGATCGGCTGCTGCATTAGAAACCGAAAAATTCAGCGGTGCGGGTAAACCAGTTAGCTTTTGGTTTAGGTTTAGGTTTAGGCGCCATTGAATTAATTTTAATAGACACAGGGCGTCCTTTTCCTGTCCCTTCTGGTAGGGTTTGGTAGCCTAATTTAGCTGCTGCTCGTTTGGGCGGTAAAAGATCATACGCCGTAATAGGTCGGCTTCGTGCGGCTGAACGCGTATAAGTGTTGTACCCCGGACCAAAATCGTATGTGTCCGATATATTGATATTTCCGGCGCTATCTACGGTGTAGTTAAACCTACCTAGCGTCTGCCCTATGGCCGTGTCGCGGTCACTTGAAAACAATCTAGTGCCCCTATCGGTGTTAATGTCGACGGGGTTTTGGTAATCTTCGCGCCGTATATACGACGGCACATTGTAAAGTTTTGCGTGTTCAACGACTTTTGGGTTTAATTTTCCCGTTTGAATGTACTCTTGCAGCCCAAGGCGGGTAGCTGTGAGACTTCTAAATTGCTTTAGGTGCTGCGCTTTTATTTTTGGATCGCGAGAAGCGTTGGCTTTGCGCAGCGCCTCTTGAGCGTTAGCGCGATAGGTAGCTACGTCTTTGCTAAACTGGCTTTTAAGTTTGTCGTACCGCGAAACTATCAAATCGCGCATGACGGCTATTTCTTCGTTATTAAACGACCGTTCGGTAACAGGGTCTTGCCGCCGGTCTATAACGCTCTCCATGTAAATCCGTCTGTCCGCCGGCAAATTTTCAGGACCACGTAAGTCGCGCCACCCTTTAGCCGCGCCGACAAATATTTTTTCCGCTAAAGGCTTATCCGCCACTTTCCGGCCCTTTTGATAGACGTACAGATGGGGTCTCTATATCGCAATCTAAAAGCGGCGGCAACTGAGTGTACGCACCCTCTATGACGCGCGTCTGCGCACGCTCTAGCGCCGTGATGACGCTGATCTGCTGGTCGACATTAACATCAATCTGCTGCTTGGCTACCCACCCATGCTGGTGCTTGAGGATGTTTAGCGCCGCCGTGGCGTCGCCCTGCGCGGCTGCAAGGTGCAGCGTCTGCGCGGCGGACCACTCGCCGTCGGCGCGGCCTTTCATCTCGGCCATCTCCACCAGCGGGTCGAACTCGGCCAGCCTGCGATACTGCGCCGGGGTCAGGCCAGCGCGCAGCGCGAGGCTGTCGCCCTTGAGGCCATATTTGGCAGCTTCATAAATTGCTTCCAGACGCGCCTCGGTGGCTTCGACGCGCTCTGGCGTGAACGGCAGTGAGTAGAAGGTCATGGGGCGATGATAGCAAATATCAGAAAAAATAAAAATCAAAAAATTTTGTTGCGCAGGATCGGTTTGCAAAAAATTGTTTGCGATCCGTGCCAGTCACAGTCACGCGCCCGTCGGCCCTGCCTACCCCCCTCCAGCCAGCCGTCCAGCCCGAAACAAAAACGGTAGCGAAATTCTGCGTGGCCTTTCCAATAGGTAGTTTGGGTCATCGTCGACGCGGTCCAATGCTAGCCGGCGGCGAGCGCGCCAACACACATACGATCGGCCAGCTATAAAGTTATCCACAGATTTATTTATGGGCAGTTTGGGTAGTCGGAAAACAAGTCGGTTTTCAACTTTCAAACTGACTGCCCAAATTGCCCATTGGTTAAATGCGCGGGGCGCGATGATCGAGGGGCGATGGGTCATTTGGGCAGTTTGGGCAGTCGGTTTTCAGTTGCGCTGAAATACGCTTATTGCGAACCATTCTCAATAAGAAAACTTTTTTAACTTTTTTCCAAACACACTACCCAAACTGCCCTAGGGTAGAAAATCCCCCGGTCGTCGGCGGCTCTCGCATGGGTCATGTTGGCTGCGCAGACTACCCTATCAAACTACCCTGAACTGCCCATGTCAGACGCTGTTACTTACACGCATGTCAGTAACGCAAGGTTGGAGGGCGAAAACATGGGCAATTGTAGGGCAGTTATGGGCAATTCTCATTTGCAGCATTTTTTGTTTGACAACTACCCTCAATGTCGGCATAACGGTTTTACCAAACTGCCCTAAAACGGAAAGGAAAAGTAAAATGCAGTTAGAATATGTTATATGGGGTGTAGCGCCTAACACCGATTTTGAGACGCTGTTAGTTAGCGAACGAGCCGGCATTAGCACTCGCGCACAAGCGGAGCGCGTTGTCGCCACGCTAACAGACGTCCACGGATGCCGCGCTTGCCGCATCCAACTGTTAGCGCCGCTTGGCGATGCCAGCGAAGTCGCCGCGATGTTTCGCAACAGCGTGAACGCATAACATGCCACTAGAAGCCTTTATCGCAATCGCAATCATCCTCGCCATGATCCCCGCAACGCTCGCCGACCGGCGCGACAACAACAAGAAGTAAAGGATACTGCAATGCAAAACTATTTCGAAACGCTTAACGCCGCGCTTGATAGCGAAGGATTGACCGACCTGTGGCCAGTGACTGCCAGCGTTCCCTATGGCGCGACCGTAGGGCTGGCCGCACAAGGCCGCTGGCTTTCCATATACCGCGACGAAACTGGCCGATACGAGCGGCCAGTGCATTATGCGACGCTTATGGCCGACACCGGCCTAATCCATCTTTCATAACATCCAACCACCACCACCGTAAAATAAAGGACACTTCACTATGACTACCGCAATTTCCATCACTATCGACGCCGCTTTCATTGACGCCGCTATCTGCGCAGTTTCGAAAGAAGAAACGCGCTACTACCTCAAGGGCGTATTTATTGACGCGCGCGGCTTTATCGCCGCGACGAACGGCCACATGGCGTTCGCCGCGCGTTGCAACGACGCGTTTAAGCTGCAGGACGTTCGCCCGGCCTATGACAGCGCGGGGCAATGCTTGGCCGGCATAATCGTGCCGGTTGACGCTATCGCGCAAGCAATCAAGGCCGCTGGACGGTCGAAAGGATCACACGTCACGGTTGAACGCGACGCGCACGGTCAATATTGGATGCAATACGGCAACGCGCGCGTCCATTTCGTGCCCGTCGACGGTTCATTCCCTGACTGGACGCGTATCATCCCGCAAGCGCCTGACGCCCTAGTAGCGGCCCACTATCAACCGCAATATATCGCTACGCTTGGCAAAATGGCGCAAGCCTTGCGCGACGGCAAAAAGGACGGCGCTTGCCAGTTTCGCTTACATCAAAATGGCGGCAACCCTGCCCTTGTGACGTTCCCGCGCAAGCTGGACAGCGTCAAGGACGACCGTGGGCCGCGCACGGACTGCTGCGCAGTCCTTATGCCTATGCGCACCGACGCCGCTGACTTTGCTGACGCCGCGTTCACTGACGCGTTCATCAAGAACTAACACCACCGGAGCGCGGGGCGACCCGCGCCGAGGCTGGCGCTAGTGCCAACAACACCAATAGGAGCAAATCAAATGACATTCATCACACAAGCAATCGAAACCAAATACCTGCGCGCTACCAACGCCCGCGGCAGTCGCATCAAGGCGACCGCATGGGGCGGCAGCGTCACAATTGGCTATGACCATGCGCTAGACCATCAAGACGCGCACAGGGCCGCCGCAGACGCCTTAATCACTAAAATGGGCTGGCGCGGCACGTTCGCACAAGGCGGCAATGCCAAGGGCGACGGTTACGTTTTCGTCAATGTCGAGGGAGCCTGAACCATGCCACGATTTACCTACGAAGCCACCACCGACGAACTGCGCACCGAATTGATCGACGACGACATCGACAATCTGTCACTTGACCAGATCGACGAGATTGTGACCGCCTGCTGGTCCGACTTCCAAACTATCGCGCGGCGCTATCTAGCCGCCCGATACGCCAATGACGCTGACGTATGGGACGAAGCCACCGACCGCGGCTATTTCACTGCAGACCATGATGACTAAACGAAAGGACACTACACGATGACAAGCACCACAATAACCCGCGACCGCAATTATTACAGCATGTGCGACGAGAGCGACCTGATCCGCATCGCACGCGATAGCGGCGACGAACTAGCCCTTGCACTGGCTGAACGGCTGGAGGACTTCGCAGACGTCGAACACGAACGCGACACGCTGCGCGACGAACTAGACGAGGCGCGCGAGCAAATCGACCGGCTGCGCGGCGAACTGATCGACGCAGAGGACG